GTTAATCCATCAAGTAATTCTAATTCTGCTTCAGCAAGAACAGCACTACCAGCAGTAAACGCTGTACCTGTAATTACTCCAGCAGAAACTATTGTTCCCGAAACATCAAGATTACCATTAACATCAATTAGAGTTGAGTTGAGTTCTATTTCGTCATCAGCATTTATATCTAGATCACCATCAGCATCTGACCTGATATTAATAGCAGAATCACGGAACTGAAGTTGATTATCTGAATTTAACAATAGTCCATCATTATGAACGTGTGTTAATGTAACTTCAGAGTTAGCACCAAAGCTTAGAACAGCCGCATCGCTAAGCAACAATAGGTCATCGCCAATAACTGCATCTCCAGCTACTGACAAACCGCCATCGGTCTGTAATGAACCATCTGTTGTACTTGTAGCAGCAGTAGTATCATCAGTTTTGATAATTCCACTAGCAGTAATAGTAGTAGAAGCAAGAGTAGTAGTGGTTGCGGCAGCAGCAGCTCCACTACCAAGAATGCCGTCTAGAGTTCCTGTGAATCCTGTTCCTACTACCTCTCCAGCAACTGTTAAAACAGCACTAGTCAGTGTCAATAAGTCTGTATCGTTTGCACCACCAATAGTACCACCAGTTTTAATTACTAGATCATCCTTAACTGTAAGAAGTCCAGCACTTGAAATTGTCAATGCATCATTAGTTGACGCAACACCGATTGTACCACCATCCTTAATCATAAAGTCATCAGCAATTGTCAATAGACCAGCAGAACTTAATGTCATCTTCGCAGTAGCACTAGAAGCAGCAGTTTCAGATACACCAGTTGTGAACACCAACTTGGTTGCGTTTGCAGTGGCACTAAATGTACCTTCTGCAATTGCGTGAATACCAGCAGCAACGGTGGCACCATCTGTACCATCTGAGTCACCAGCAGCAAATTCAATTGAAGCAATAACTTCATCAGCAACAACAGCATCTTCTTCAGATTTTAACTGTAGAACAATTGGAAGATTATCATCAGCAGTGACATGAGTTAAAGTAAGTCCAACATTATGAACATGAGTAAGAGTAATTTCTTGATCTGCACCAAAATAAATTACTGAACTATCTGCAAGATATAGATCACTCCACTCTAATAATGTACTTCCTAAAGCAGTACCGTCAGCTGACACGGGTGTTAATGTTGTAAATGTTCCTACTGCTGAAGTTAGCGTAACTACAGAACCAGTTGCACTAATTCCAGTTGTGAGTGTGCTTCCAGTTCCAAGTAAGGTGTATAACTCACTAAAATTATCATTGAGTTTATCACCGCCAAGGCGTAGAGAATCACCCGTGCCGTCATCAGCTGAGGTTCCTAAATCTAGTGATTGATATGCCATTATTGAGTATCCCTGTTCTTTTTATTATTTATAATGTTTAAATGGTAGCATCAAAAAATTTCTCTGAACTATCAAATTTTAGTGATGACGAATCAAATAATCCCGGCTCTGGTTCACTGGGTGTAAAATCAAGATTTCTAATAACTTCATCAGTTCCCAATTCAAATACAGTTCTTTCACCAACATTAGTAGAGCTTCCATCCGTTCCATTTAATACTATAGCACCTTCACCATAATTTATAACTGTATTAAAGAATGCTTCTAGTGCAATCGTTGAACCAGCATTGGTAGATGAACTATCTGTTCCATCATATAATAAATTAAATCCTTCATTCCCGTCACTACTTTCCATAAGAATATTAGTGACTTCCTCTGCATTGTCTTCTAAATCTATTCCACCATACTCATCTATCATAATACTAGAAGGTTGTGTAAAGTGTGGCACGTTTGAGTTTGTGCGATTTTGGATTGGTATTGTACCTGTACCTTCAAAATCTTCTAATTCGATTCTATCGCTCTCAAAGATTAACTTATTATTAAATCCAAATCCTGTCTTATCTTCCAGAGTTATCTTATCGCCATGATGGTCAGACGCAGTTGTTTCATTCTCTTGTCTAAAGAAACCACTATCCTGACTTTCTTCTATCAAAATTCCTACTTCATCACCAGAACTAGCAATTGATGGATTTTCATCTATAAGTATTAGACCGGGCCGGATAATGTCAGCCAAATTGAAATGGTCATAAAGATATACACTCTCTGCAAGAATAGCATCCCCCGCATCATCACCATCTGGATGAGTACCATTGAAAATTAAATTGTCACCATCATTAGTAGAACTTCCATCTGTTCCATTTAATACTAAATTGTCATTGGAATAATCTGAAATATTATCAAAGGTAAATCCAGAATAATAATCTGGATCAGTAGCATCTTCTAAAATAAAGTTACCTGATAAATTAATTCTTTGAGAGGTAAAGAATTCATCAGCATTCAATAATAAAAAGGCACTACTACCGGCGCCAGGTGTTTGTGGTTCAATTGAGATTCTACCTCTAGCAATAAATGGACTTTCAGCAATACGAACCAATCCAGTAGAATTTCCTTTAGGAGTTGTAGCTGGAATATCAACATGAACCGATATAAATGATACCAGAGTATTATCATAATCTGCACCACCACCAAGATATGATGATTCAAGTTGTTGTGATCCACCATCCTCATTTAACACAGTCATCAATTCAGCATTAACTGTTTCTCTACCTATCGTGTTGATATGATCAGAAGATGCAATCTCTAATTCAATAGCAAACCCTGCATCTGTAGAACTAGCATCAACACCATTTAAAAGAATATCACTACCAACATCACTACTTACTAAATGATTACTATCTGGCCCACTATCAAGAACTAGATTATTAGACAACAATACTGCTGTCTCGTAGACAAGCCTTTCGTTAGCATCAGATGAAGATGAGTCCGTTCCATTAAGTGTTAGGATGCCATTTTCATTTGCACCTGTATCATGTATAATTGGTATAGATTCAGAGGAAAGAAAAAATGGTTGTTCTTCTACAATATTAGAACCATCATCAGTTCCACTTGAATCAGTTGCATTAAAGACAATAGAATCACCCGTAATTGTTGGAGTATCAGCTTCCTCTAATATGATTGCCTCTTCAAAATCCCCAAAAACATCTGTTCCATATTTGTCATTTGGCCAACCATGACCCACGTTACCCATGGCATTAACGCCAAGTCTAAACTGTACCGTTTCAGTAAAAAGAAGATCAAACGTAGATGCAAGAATTGGTGAGAATGTATCGCCCGGAGCAGTAACACCAAGATTAGAGTAGTAACCACCACCAAGAGCAGAACCGGCATTCCTAATTGCAACAGATATTGCTGATGATATCTTAACCTTACTGAAAACTTCCCATCCAGCTGGGTGAACGGCCTTCTTTAACTGATCAAGATAGCTAGAAGAAGAAAACCCTGTAGATAATTCATATGAAAATTGTTGATAATAATATGAGTCTTGAATACGGTTAAGGTCTTCACCAATCAAACTCTGAATGTTTACACCATAACTCTTATCAGTCTCAACAAGAACATCTATAGTAGAAGAACCTTTAGCAATATTTGACTTAATTATCTTAGCAGTGGCCCCCGAAGAATCTGTGATAGTAGTTGGAAAGGGATTAATACCAGTGGCATCTTCAAAAAAGTCTATAGGACTTTCATTGATAATGTTATCATCAACATTGGTTCCACTTGAATCCGTCCCATCAATTGATACTGAACCATCAGCTGCAGCAACATCTTGCAGAAGTTTTGCTCCAGCATCTGTACTATCTGAATCAGTTCCATCCATAGTGATATTATTGTTACTACCAAACTCTTCATTTAATATTGGAGAACCACTATCTGTACCAGAGCTATCTGTTGCATCAAGCAAAAACAATCCAGTGAAGTCTCCACTTTCTACAACATCAAAGGATGCATTTGTTGTGAGAATATCTCCAATCCCTGATTTAACTGATACAGTTCTATTAGAATTCTCTCCTAAAATTCTTTCCAATTGATATGAAGTAGAACCGATTGAAAATGTTTCTTCACTTACAATTATGTCTGTTCCATCTTCTGTCGCAATTCCATTACCAACATTAGTATTATCTCTTGCTGATAATTCTAATTGCATAGGGGGATTAAAGAATGTATCGTTGGATTCTAAAACAATTGCACTACCATCAGTAAATCCTGGCGTTGTATTTTCAAGAACAACATAAAAATCAAGCGTGTCAGTGGCTTCAGTTACAAGACGTTCTCCATCTTCAGTAAAAATATGTTCATCAAAAGTAAGGACATTATCAAAAACCATTCTTGTATTTTTAACATCACCACCAACTCTTAAAGAATCTTCAAGTGCGATTGATTCATTATCGCTTGTTTCAAGTGTTGATCTTATTACATCTTTGAAAGAAGTTGATAATAATTGAGAAGATGAATCAAATGATACAACTGTACCTGTGTGTGTAGTGAGTGTATTACCAAGTTCAAATGTTCCACTAACATCTGCCAGTGTAAAGTTTGCACGAAACTCCATATTAGGAGCACTACTATAGTCAAATCCTTGATTAGTTATTGTTACTTCTTCAACTGCACCAATACTATCTGTAGTAGCAATAAGATTTTGGCCTGTACCTGACTGTGATGTTACTGTAACTATTGGAATGGTTAAATATCCAGCGCCACCATCTTGTAAAAATACTCTAGTAATTACACCAGAAGGATCAGTTCCAGATTCTATTGCAAATCTATCTGCGCCTGTTCCATATTTGTCATTAGTTCTTTGAATTAATGAATCTTCCATGCCAATATTATGGCCAGCATCTGTAGAAGATGCATCTGTTCCATTAAGAAGAAGACTTTCTCCAGCATTACCAGTTGTTGTCTTTTCAAGTTCAACTTGAAATCCTACTAAAGATTGCGTTGTTCCATCTTCTGTAGTTAAAAAATCTCCAGCTTCACTTCCATATGCCCCAGTTCCATCAAGAACTAAAGCACCATCAATAATAGATACAAATCCACTAGCAGCCTTGGTATTTGAATCTGCGGTTGTAAATACTAAAGGATCACCAACCTCATAAAGCGTTCCACCAGCATCTATCGCAATGTCACTAACAGAACCATATCTTATATCAGAAACTTTTGCTGTTGCTAAACCGTTACCAATATTTAAATTGGTATCAAATTCAACTGGATTTTGTTTCGGATATAATGCACCACCAGAAGATACCAATCCCTGTGATACAATAGACTTTAGAGTGAAAGTCATAGGAACATCTTGAACACTAGATACAGCTTTTATTTCTTCACCTGTCTGAAATGTTTCAAGTGTTGATATAGAATTAGGATTTAATTCAAATTCAATTATAGCAGTTGCGGCCTCGGCAAATATAGAAGCACTCACAACTACAGCTGTTGCTTGGGAAGTTTGTCCCGTTATTTTTTGACCAACAATTTCTGAAGAAACAACATTAATCCCAGGCGCAACTCTCATAATTGTTCTGTTGTTCCAGTTACCAGCAGAAGCTCTCATCATATATTGATTTGGATATAATAACTCTGGGTCTTCACCAAGAAGCATACGCATGAAAATCTTATGACCTTCAGATGTTCCTTTAGCACGATATAGTTCACGAATATTTTTAATTAAGTTTCTTTGGTTTATTCCAGATGCAAGAGTTTTTGGAATAGCATTCATAAACTCATCGCGGAAATTATCTAGGAAGTCATAGATAGTATTATCAGTGTCAGCATAAGACAATAACTGTTGAATATTCTGTACGGGGTTTGCCCGATAACGAGTAACAACCGCACTTGCATTAGAGGTTCCACCAGTTATAGTTTCACCAGTAATAAATTTTTGTTGAGATGTTATAAAGAGTCTTGGGGTAGTATTACCTAAATCATCAACCAAAATTTTAGCAGTAGCCTTTGAGGTTGCACCAGTTATAGTTTCACCAACATTAAACTGTCCATCAGTTCCAGCTCCTGATTCAAGAACTATCTTATTACCATCTGGGCCCAGTACATGAGATTCAGTTTCTAATTCTAAAATTAGATTATCAATAGTTACCTTAACACGAAGTTCACCAGATTCTAGATACTCATAATAGTGTTTAAGAAATTTAGAAAATACAGGATGATCAGACTGAATAAAATCAGGTAATTGCCCATCAACTTGGGTACTAATTTTTGTAGTTAAATCTCCAGAAGGTGGATTATCAAAAGGTGCCATTTTTTAATAACCCGACGTTGGTGTGTAAGCAGATGTAGTTGTATAAGATGACCCAGCACCGCTGTTACTTATTGCAATACTATCTGACTCTCCTTTAATTGTTGAATTAACAAAATCAATTTCTAATGTTTGATTACGAACAGAAACTATGTCCCTAGAATCAGGGATAACTGTTATTCTAATTGAAGCTGATGCAGCGCCATCAACATTAGCAACTGAAGTTATATGAATTCCAGTTATTGATATTGTACCAGTTGCATATGCAACTGTACCCGCAGCGGCAGAATCATAAACTCTAACTCCAGTGGAAAGATAATATGTTCTTAAATTACCTATACCATCATCATCAAAATACCTCAAGTTAGTTGCATCACCACTAATATAAAAACCAGTAGACGCAACAACACCACCAGATGCAGCATTATGACCAGAGTGTGGATAATAAAGTGCATTGTTAAAATAAACATAGTATGCGGTAGATGCAGTTAAAATCGGCGTAAAGAATTTTGCCATCGTAATATTTGTTGAATTACTTAGTATTGAAGTGTCAGAGGAATCAATAATACCCAAAACTTTTGAGTATCTAAACAATCCATCAAACTGTTCAAGGTTTGAATCATTGTAGGACGCAAGAGAATTTGTGACAACAGTTTCTAACTCATCAACTGCTAGGGTTGTTACACTAGAATCATATTTGAATGTTGTATTTAAAATAAGGAATACTGTCTCTGCATCAACAATGACAGGTGTTATAGACATAACTTTATATCTTCCAAAGTCAGCTACCAATTGAGATTTCTCTGTTGCGGTAAGTGCTAGACCTGTAGTTGTTTTAATCGCAATAAAAACTTTACCGTATTCTGGTGTGCTAACTACTCCAAGACTTGAATCAAATGAACCACTCTCACCACCAAACACTTGAATAGATTGTGCGTTTGGATAAAGTTGTTTGGTATAAACTTTAAAATCTTCTGCCGTAACGCATCTTCCTTGAGCAGCATAATCAAGTGGTGCATTATATTTTATTGATTGAATTGACTCAGGATTACCACCACCATTTGCAACATCTACAGTTGCAACTGCTACATCATTAACTCCTGCAATACTAGACGAATTAATAAATATCGATGCTCCATTAGCGGCCTCCCTATTACCAACAACATAAGTAAGAATTACAATATTGTCATCGGATAATGCAGTACCAATTATTCCATCACCAAAATATACCTCAAACTTAGCAGACTCAACCTCTTGAAGAAAGTATACATTACTTGTTGATGTAAGTTGAGTTATATCAGTTGCTTCTGTGAATGAAGTAACTGTTGTATTACCAGAGGAAGTTTGAACTTTAACTGTTAGTGTGGATGTGTCAGCCCTATTATCAGTTATAATAAATCTTTGATCAGCAGCTGAAGTATCAACTGTGTATCTGGTTGATACAAATGTTCCTTCATATATTTTAGTATTGCGATATGGAATAGTCGCACCTATATTTGAAGATGTTCTATCAGTAGCAGTTACAAATTGATAAGAGGTTCCACCTACAGAAGAATTAAAAATAGTTCCAGCTGGCATTGTTGCATTAGCAAGTGAACTTGTGTTCAATGAAATATCAACTGTTGCAACTGGACATCTAGAAGAAATTGGTACATACCCAAGAGTTTTAGCATGTGATACCACACTTGAACGTATACTTGAACTATCAAGAAACATTTCATTTGCAAGCATGTTCGCATTAAAGCCAAGATAATGTGTGTTATATGCAAGCACATCTAACAATGCACTCATACCAGAACCCTCAAAATCATAATCAGTAAAATCTGTTTGACCTTTTAGAAATATTTTAAGGTTGTTTTTAACCTCATCAAAGTCAAATTCTGTTACATTTAGTCTTGTATTATTTACAGCCATTATCGTAATCTCTCTAGCATTACTGTTAAGTCAACCAATTCTGTTGGCGCATTTACAACAAAAAATTGTATCGTTAGTTCATATTCATTACGATCTATATCTGGTCTAGCAGAAACACCTATTACTCTAGCCCTTGGTTCAAAATTTTCAATAACATCTTGTACCTTCACAGTCAAGATGTGAGCAATAAACGGAGTCATAGGTTCAAATAAAATATCCCTAACACCAGAACCAATCTCTGGATGAAAGGGTTTTTCATAGTGATTTGTTAACACCAGATTACGAACAGAACGCTTGACCGCCGTTATATCTGTTACCGTATTCACATCATTAGACACAGACTTCTTTGAAAAGAAAAGGTCTAAATCTTTGTACTGTTTACTATTGCGGTCAATATTATTCTGACCTTGTGCATCAGTAAAAGCTGTTGGTGCTGCCATTATGGACTCCTCTTCTTATTATTTATAAGAAGTCTTTACGTCTGTTTCATCATATATACTTCATTTTTCCAAACATCCTTTGCATTAATACGGATGAATCTTTTATTTGTCTCATTGGTATTTGGGTTGGGAATTGTCAATATAACATTCTTACCTGACCTAAATGCCTTTTGTTTATTTCTAAGTTTTTCTACATATTCATTTTTATTACACATCAAATATACCTTTCACTGGCCTATAACCTGTTTCGTAGCTATCTGCAATTCTAACTTCTGATATTACTGCTTCAATATTGTCATGCCAAAAACTCAAAAATTTATGAACTCTTGGATATTCTGGATTAATATCATCTGTCTGCCAAATAAACTCCTGTAGAATGTTAGTGTAGTCTGGCATCCAATATAATATATTTAGGGTGACTATACTTTTCCTTTTTATAATCATTAGAAAAATTCTTCTATCTTTTTAACATTTGGATTATATGTAGCATTATATTTATATTTAACTCTATAAGCTATACCAAGAAACCGATTTTCTTTTCCTGTATACCCTGCATATATGTTATGGTCAGCAGTAATAGCAATATACCTTTCATCTTCAATCTGATAATCATCGTAGCGGAAGCTTCCGGGCCCGCCAAGGTCTCGGTTGTTGGGATTATCGCCGGCACGGATGCGTGTCCACCTCCCCCGTGGCCCAGCCAAGGGCCTCCAACCTTTGACCCAAACAATTTCAGCTATATTGTGTTTTAACCGAATTATCTCAAGAGAGTCGCCAACTGGGTCATCCAATCCATTTCCAAATGCATCTGGCCCATCGGCATTGATTAATTCCTCTACGAGTACTGGTTGACATGTTTGACCATTTTTAGAAACATTGGCTCTTTCATAACGTGTTACTGTTACGCCGCCACCACTAACTACAGTCTTTTCAGATGAGCTGGTAATATCTGTTGAAGTAGTTTTTATCACAGATTCTCTAGCAGTAACAATTTCCGTTTTAATTGATTTACCATTTTTTGTAACTGTAAATTCTCTAGATTTTTTTGTTTCCTCATATGCCTCTGGAACATTAAAATCAGCTGCTGATTTACCAAGATTTTCAAAACCTTCAGTATTTGCGACAGTTGCAAACTTTTCAGATTTTGTTTTAAGAGCATCCCTCGAAGCATTAATGTTTGGATTTTGAACGATTACAGACAACTTCTCTGCCAAAGGAGCAGTTGATGCTTGCAATACTGCTGCAGCTTTCTCTAGAGCTTCACCACTACCATCGGCCGCCTTCTCAAAATTGGGAACAGCTTTGCATAAATCTCCACCACCGGCCAACGCAGTAGTGGCATCAGATACTAATGTGGTTAAATCTTTTCCAGAAGCAGTCAGTTCACTACCGAAATTAGTATTAATTTCTGCTAACTTGGTAGTATATGCAAGAACTTCTCCTAGATTTGTGAGAGGTAATTGTAAAAGTCCTGTAATTTCTGCTTGTAAATTAAGAGGGGGAATTTCTGGAAGATCAATCGAAAGACTATCAAATGAAGCTTTCAGTTCTGTTGCAGCAGATGCTGCGGCTGCGGCTGCGGTTGATGCAGCCGCATCTATTTGAGAAGTTAATGAACTTTCTAAGTCTTCTAATTTTGTTAGAGCATCATCAAGTTCTAGGCTTGCGCCACATAAATTTGGTATCGTAGGCATTCTTTATCCTCCAGCAAACACGTTAGAACTTCCAGCAGCAACAGAAGTACATCCAGTTATACCATCTCCAATTCTACCCGCACCCTTACCGTTAACAAAAACAGTTGTTGATCCTGTAGTAATTGGTGCTGCATGAGATGGACAAGGATCGCCGGGTAATTGATGTGATGTATTGTTATCACCCTGTCTGCTCCATTTAATACTATTTACAAAAACATTAGGTGATCCTTGGGCTCTTGCAGGCGCTGAACAATGTGTAACATCTGCATCTCCAATTCTAGTTGCTGCGGGCACGTTCTTTCTCCATTAGTTTTTGTAACCTTTCATTCCAAAGAGATAACTCATCATGTTCTTCCTCAGTATGAGGTTCTTTTGGAATGTCAGGTATAAATTTAATTACATGTTCAAACTTTTTGGGTATATCCTCATATTTATCATAAGTAATCAATTCACCATTTACTATAAATTGAAATTCAGCCATTAGTTCAAATTAATTGGTTTTGCATTACCAGCAATATCAGCAGCATCCAAATCAATCTCTGTCTCTGATTGAATCTGCATAACTCCAGCAGACTTCAAATTAAGAGTGCTACCAGATTTTAAAGATACAATACCTGATGTGGTTGAAATATTCATATTACCTTCTGTATTCAGATTCATGTTACCAGCTTTTACTCCAGCAAATATGTTCATGTCAAGTTTAACAATTTGGCCATAATTACCATTATTTAATCTAACCTCATCACCTTCTGTAGTGACGTTGACCTTCTCCCCAATTCGACCCTTAACATTCTGTTTAATATTGAAGGAGTGATTTCCAACTATTTCTTCTTCAACATTACCACCACTAACTCCTGCACCAACCTTACGCCGAAGATTCTTATGAATCTTTTGCGTGTAGTCACCTTCAACTTCTAAGTGATAATTTCCCTTAATGAGTTCCCGAACATTTCCCTCGACAGTAAGATTAACATCGCCAGTAATTGATACACTTGATTTTCCAGCAATAATCTCATAGTTGTCACCGATAACCTTGACAACTTTATCTCCTATAGGATGAATCTCTTCAAAGGTTCCAGACATGTGTTGACGAAAGAGTCTCTCATTATTGGGACTGTCATCAATTTCTGTTATATGGCCAGACTCAGATTCAAACACATGATTGTAAGGATACTGGGATGACAAATATGGATTTACATATTTCTTAGTTGACTTGGGGTCCGGCTCTTCCCAAAATGTACGAGTTTCTTCAACAGCAACATCTGATACGGATTTTATAAATGGTTGCGTTGCAATAGGAACACCTGTTCCAAACTGTGTTGTATTTGGATGGGTGCCAGTATCATCAACTCCAACAGTTGTATCAAGTTTTGTTGGATCGCCCCTAAGACGTTTCAATCTTCTGTTCATTAAAGAATCATGTGTTTCTGAACTTTGTCCTTGAGCTAATCTATTTGTATCTGGTTCATCTAATTCATGCCCAGATGTCAAAGAATATTCTTCACCATCAACAGGATAAGGACCATATGATGGAGTCCCTGTATATTCAATTTGTTTAGAAAATGGACTTCTTGGATCATTAAAACCATAACGATGATCAGCAGGCCTCCTTGGTGTTCCGGGCAAAGAACCAAGTATTACAGGTTGTTGTCTTTCCGTATCTCTAAAGAATCCTATAACCCAACTACCTTCAACTAAAAATGAAGGTGTGTTTCCCATTCCCTGCATCGATGGGTCTGTGACAGGATGCATAACATGTGCCCATGGCAAATCATCTGATGGTAGGTCTTCTAATACATCTGTATGAAAACCTAAAGCTCGCACACGAACACGCCCAAGGCGTTCTGGGTCATTGCGGTCTTCTACAACTCCAACGAACCAAATAAAACCATCTTGGCCCATAAAGAAACTTTTTTCAACCATATTAATCCTCTAAACATTATTTATACTATTTATAAGTATTAATGTAGGTCTGGATTGCGGCCGTAGCGTTTAGATTCTGATGTAGTAAAATCGTAGGGTTCTATATCATAATTTTTATTAGGTTCAATATCAATGAACATCTGCAACATTTCTTTTGCCTGAGATTCATCCATATAATCAGCTACTGTATTTTTAAGAATAATTCTGTATTTTTTCATAGTAAAGTTTATTTAGTCCTACAGTTTTTCATAGAATTGTGATAGTAATCAAAATCATGATTAACAATATCTTTATATCGACTAGATGTACTAGATTTTTTAAGAGTAAGATTTCTCTCCACCCAATATGGATTTAGACCAAGGTTTCCTGCAATGATAATTCTTTTATGATCACATTGTTGTTTTGCTACAGAATGTTTAACCCAGCCTGGAAACATAATCATTGTTCCCCTTAAAGGAGAAATACTCTGTGATGCATCGTCAAATGTCAAAGGTGAACACTGGTCACAACATTCTAAATTATAAACCCAACTCCATATAGAAGGCCAATGTTCATGAGGAATAGTATAGTCACCTTTAGAATAACTAGCAGACCAGCAATCATAGGGCATTAAAAAAACTTTGCTGGGAGAGTTATCATTTCCAACACTCACTGCAAACTCTGCCAGGTTTGCAAAATCAATATCATGTTCATGCATATACCAATCCGTCATACTAGCTCTCACATTGGTTTCTTTATTCTGCACATCATGAAAGTTTTGACAGGTTGCAACTAAACTGTCAGTTATATATTCAACAGGAACTCTTTTTTGTATTACAGGAAAGTTAACATTGAAAGGAATAGAAGCTGGGTTCGTTTTTAGTTGCCGAAGTTTCTTTTCGGCCATATCATTTTCATTACCTAAACTGGCAGCAAGTGACTTTAATAAACTCATGATACAATAGGTTTCTCTTGTGGATACCAATACCAACCTGTTGCAATATATTTGGAATGAGTATGAATAGGATTGCCTCTATGTTGATACATCCATGCAGCAGGAAAGATACAACCCATACCCTTACGGGGTTGCACTCTTATTTTCTCATAGAGAAACTCTGTCTCTCCTTCTCCATCTGGAACATCGTTAAGATATATCGTCCAGACCAAAGCTCTTGTTGCATCTGCATAGTGAGAGTTCTCTGCATGAAAATTATGAAAGCCGCCACCCATTGGATTTGTTTTTTGTATTTTACTCTCTGGTGATACAAGCGAATTCTTTGCACCACGGTATACAACAGAAAACTCATTTGTATATTCATACAACATATCAATTTTTGATTTCTGTAATATTGAGTAGAGCGGTTCTTTATCATCCATCCAAATTTGTTTGTCTTTACGAGATATACGATTTGCTTCTATGATTTTACCATCATGATCATCCTGTTCAAACCATTCAATCAGTTTGTCACATTCATCATTAGATAATGCGTTATCAAAACCCCTAATAAAATTACGAAGCATCTTTTTTGTCCTGTCCTACATTAAGATTTCCTGCTACCATAATACGCTCATGATTGCATTTATGAACTGGAACCTCATGTTTTATCCACGCAGGAAAAACAATAAGTTGAGCTGTTTTAGGTTTTACTTCATATCCATTTACACATGTTGGAAACACCAGAGGCGCACAATTCTCACACGCATTAACACAGAATGTATATGACCATAAAGAGGGCCAATGATTATGTTCTTTAGTTTCATTACCCTTAACATAAACTAATCCCCAACTATCCTTAATGAATAATGGAACTGATAATGCATTACCTTCTGTATCTGTCTTTGTAGCTACAGGGCATCGATGTGCTACTTCAGATGCAGCTGAACCGATAACCCGAAATGTTGTATACTCATTGTGCATATCCCAACGAGTCATCAAACACTTTGCCGCAGTCCTACCTTGCAAATGATCGCCCGCTTCTTTAATGTCATTGGTTATATGTTGCAAAAATCCAGCAGTAAGTGGCAAGCTAGGTCCATCATTAGAAACACTTAAATCTTTAACCTTCACTGGAAATTTGTCAGTGAAACTTGGCCATGGATTTGGATTGCCAACTAGTCTAGATAATGCACTCATATTACTATCTCCTGTATATTTGTTTCGTCAGGATGATGGCCATCAAATTTAGGTTTCCCTTTTGGAAGAGTATAAAACCAACCTGTAGCAATATACTTGACTCCTACGTTTGGAGTTACACCTTTATGTGGATGTGTCCAACCAGCAGGCCATATGACTGTACGTCCCGCTGAGGGAGTTACAACTATATCCTGATAGGGAAACTCCGTTCCAGAGGTTGCATCATTAAGATACACCATCCATGCAAGGAGTCGATAAGGATACGAACCAGACTGCTCATTATGCAACGAGAAGAATCCTTCTCCCTCATTGTAGCGTTGAATATTATACAGAGGACATAGACGCCAGTAACTAGACTTGTTGAGTGTGTTCAGATAATCATATTTCTTTGTATACTGTTTCAATGCATCTTGAATAAACCCATACACTTGGCCATTAATAAGAACATCATCACCAAAGTTAAAAGTCTTCGTTGCACAGACCTTTTGGCGTCCTCTATTAAAGAACGCCAGGCCTGAACTCTTACTTGAAGATTCATCATAGACAGAATCAAAATAGTTGACTATCTTCGCACAATCATCTATTTTTTCATTGTCATATATTTCAATAAAATCATATAACATCATTCATCGTTATGTAGTTAGTTTCACCACGAGCTCCTGTTATAGATAGAAACATAGAGTCAGCATTCTTCTCTTTGACAGGAGTATATCGCCCCATCTTTTTAGAGTAGTAGTATGCAACACCATCTTCTAATTTTACGTTATCATACGAATCCATATCAGACTCGATAGATGCAATTACACCATTTGCGGGCTCATCGTATATGTTGGTATACGAAATCTTATCACCAATATTCATTCTTCGTTTTCTTTCGTTCCATATTTAAATTCAATTTCAGCTGCAAGGTCTAACTTGTGCATGATGTCTTCTGTAAAGAAAGTCTCTGGGTCATTTAGTATTGCCTTACCAAACTGCTTAGACCCGTCAGGCATTTCATATCGTGTAGATGTCTTCTTAAACACATCATACTTCTCTGCTAGTTCCAACAAGCCATAGTATCGGTCCAATCCTTTGTCATACGTCAGCCGCACATCCACCATCTTATTCTCCTTGGTGAGTCGCGACTTATGGTTCTTACAATGAATGATATTACCAACAACCTCAGTTCCATCTTTCTCTTTCTTCTTGCTGAGATAGATGATAGAACTTGCAGCATACTTCAACCCAGAGCCACCACCCATCTCTTTAGTAGAGAACAATCCCATACTCTCGTAAGTATGATTAGTCACAACCATAGGAACCTTTGCCCTACCAAGTTTCAAAGTCAGAACACGAAACGCAGCCTTGAGAACTTGTGCTCGGGTCATGTCTCTTGTCTCTTTACCGTCTGCTGTATCCTCAACTTCTTTGGTGGTACTCAACATACCCAAAGAATCTAAACAGAGAAATAATGGCTTACGGTCACTCTCATTCTGTGCAAGATATCCATCAAGAACTTTAAGCGATTGTGTGCGAAACTCTTGAACAGTTGTCACAGGAAAGATAACCATACGCTTTGGATCAATACCCCTATCAACAACCATGTTCTTTGTAATTGCACTTTCACTCTCAAAGTATATTACACCAGCATCGGGGTCTCTGTCAAGGAAATTCTTTACAATTCCCATAAGAAAATAAGTCTTACCCGTTGCACTCTCTCCTGCTATTGCTGTGATCTTATTGCCAGGTAATCCCCCATTGACAGAACCACTCAGTAGTGCATTGAAAATGTAGGAACCAGTGTCAATGAAACTATCAACGTCACCAGCTTCCACACCATCAGCTACAATGGCTGCATATTCATTACCAGATTGTTTAATAACCTCTCTTAGAAAATCGTTCAATCTGCCCACTCCAAATAGTTATAACCGATAAGTGATCGGTCCTCACTTGAATTCAAATCAACCTTCATCTTAGGCCCATCTCCACCCAATTCAATTTTATTCACACGCCGTTGTACTGTTGCTGCAACACCATACGGCGAACTTTTCTTAACCTTTAATTTCCACATATAACCTCTTCCTTTATATTAGTTGAATGGGACTTGAATCATTAACAAGTAGCATATCGCAATTATAACTATACACCCTACAATAAAGAATGTCAAGAGAAAAATAACACATTTCATTGATTTTATTGGATGACGTATCAGAAAACATACTATTAATCCTATCAAAATTAATAACAAAATTGCTTCCATCACTTATCCCCCTTTGAATTTATGATGTCAACAAGAATATCACCGATAAGATTAAAGAATTCTTTATCAAATTTTTCCTTTGGTATGTCAATATTCTCTATGATGTTATACTCAAACTTCAATGGCATAGTGCCGTCTTCGTTCTCTTTGTCTGGAATAGACACTGCACCATACTCATAGATTACATCATCATAGTATCCACCTATGATTAGAATAGAAGCTGTCTCATCTTCTTTTCTTGAAATGATTTTGTATTTACTTTTAATATCAGACATAGTGAAGATAACTCCCCATTATATATTTACTCCCATTGATTGGTGGCTTCCCTGCATGAACCCATGGCCACATTGGTGGAAATAATAGAACCGAACCTTTGTTGCAATGAGACACAAAAGTGTTTCCACCAAAATTAACTTCTGTCTCCCCACCATCATTGTCTATAAGGTAGAGAAACATAACCAGAAACCTTCTTGCATTCTTATAATTATTAACATCAATGTGTGGTGGAAACTCATCAGTAGTATCTGAAAGATATCGCTTGATCTTGAAAGCCTCTACACCAAACTTATCGGGAAACTGAAAGGATTTAAGATTAACATCTTCCTTATATAGTTCCACAGATTCCATCAGAGTATCGCCAATAAAATCCAAGTCTTCCCGAAACGGTGTATCCTTTGAGTTCATAAGATTCATCATAGTCAAAGTCTTACCTTTACTATTATTCTGAACCTCTTGCAACTCTTTATGTGCTTCAAACTTATTCACAAAGTAATCACACTTCTCATCACTCATAACATTCTCAAACACACGACAGAAATTTTCACTCGCTGAGCCAAACATCCAAGGCATTATTTTTTTCTTCTCACAGTAAAGTCAATACCAATTCTTTTTTCGTGCGTTTTGATTTTCGCGGCGCAATGTTTGATTCGCGGGTCAAAGATAACAAAGTTCCCTGACTTCATATTCACAGTTTCTTTCCCGTGAATAAACGCACCACCATCTTTCTCATTCCAGTTGCTATTCAACAACCCCACAATCTTAATATAGTCTGAGTCTTTCTCATGGTCTATATGAGGATTGTCATCCCTGTATTCGTCCTTGATAGAGATGCCACAGTATGATACTTCTGGGTAGAAGTATTCACTTGCAGGCCTACCGAGCTCATCATTTGAACTGTATATCTGAATAAGTAAACCCATAGCCATACCCGCAATCATTTCATTAACAGGATCATTCTCAATCACTGTTAACTTCAGATGTTTATCTTCTAGGGGATGACCCAGTGGATGCTTCAAATTCCATCCATCTGATTCTTGTGCTGCATATTTCAACATACTTAAATACTGCATATCGCAGCAATTCTCAATTACCTTTAACATAATTATTCAATCCTTTATAATTCTATGACCCTGGCCACTCTCAATATTCTTTACTCTTTCTGACAGATAATTCAGTACAACGGGAGAGACATTAATTCCTCTTGCTTCTATTTCAAGTAACTCTCTCTTAAATACTGTAACAATTGTCGTATCAACACTGCTTAAATTACGCATATTCTTCTCCTATTACTTAGGGGTTTTTTATATCTAGGGAAGGTAAATCAAGAGTCGCTCAGTTTAGCTGGGGGGCTCTTTTTCAGCCATGTTCGCTCCCAATCTTTAAGTCCATGACCTTCTGTGCTTGCGTTATCTGCGGCAGTCTTTTTAATCTGCGTGATACTTAACACCCAGTTCTCTGCACAATCCTCTGCGTATCGCTCTGACTTAGTTTCGAGATTCCTAGTGTCTAACAACTTGCCGTATTCATACATCTTAACATAATAGAAGTCACCATTGAAATGCACAGTTGCAGTACGGTCACCCTCACCACTGAATGTATGCAGCACCTTATCAGGGCGTGTCCAGATAGGTGACTTAGGGTCAGTGAGTTCATTCACTTTATCTGGCCAATCACTGAAGACATCCCTGCGCTTGGTAGTTGGATTCACATCATCATAGGATTGCCCTAGCGGTAGATTATAACTTAATGCTTTGACATGCTCCTCTGTGATTTGCATCTCAGTTTCTCTGCGAAGCTTTGCGTATTGTCCTTCAAGATTAAAATAATGTAAACGTAATTCACATAACTCTTCAATTTTATCAGGTGGTGGTTCATGTCCATATGCGGCCATGTTCTATTCTCCTTTTTAATATATCAGGGTAGTTCATTTGAATACCGCTGAGGTTTGGGGGGTGGGCTCTTTTTTATACTCGCAAGATATATCGTTGGATACTTATTGCATTTGTAGACTACCGAATCGCTTTCAGTTATAAGGCACCCCCCTGTGAGTGAAGAAGAGAGAGTGTCGGTCCACTTAGCTATTCAGCAATATACGAAAGACCATTCGGGACACTCTCTGAGTATAGCTGACTATACCACAAACAAAGAACAATGTCAAGGGAATTCTCAGCTATTAATTGGCATACTCACTTCGCCATTCACACATATAGCTTCAAACTTCTTGAAGGCATCCTCATAGGAAGACTCTAGTACTTCGATATCATAGATGCAAGGGCCCATTACAATTTCGATCTCATACTT